ACCGGCCGTCCATCCGTCGGGTGGGTGTCTGAGGGCAGCAAGAAGCCCGCAACGGAAGGCACCATGGCCCTCAAGACCATGGCGCCCAAGAAGCTCGCAGCGATCATGGTCAACTCGGCTGAGGTCGTGCGCGCCAACCCGGGCAACTACATCAACCTGATGCGGGAACAGCTCGCCGAAGCGTTCGCCAAGGCTTTCGACCTCGCAGCTCTGCACGACGAGGGCCCCGACGGCACCATGTCCGGTGGACCGTTCTCGACGTTCGTCGACCAGACCACCAAGATCCAGGAGATCGGCGAGACCACCCAGACCAACGGTGGTATCCACGTCGACCTTGTGGAAGCGATGCGAACTGTCGTGACCGACTCGGACTCGTCCAGTCGTCGCTACCGAGTGAGCGGCTGGGCGCTCGATTCGATCCTCGAACCCGACTTGTGGGGCGCTGTGGATTCCACCGGTCGCCCCATCTACGTCAACCTGCCCGCCGACGAGGCATCCAGCGCCACCGAGGGTGCCGGCCGTCTCATGAACCGCCCATCGTTCATGGGTGAGGGTGTGGCCAGCAACGATGGCTACTCGGTTCTCGGCTACGGCGGTGACTGGTCGCGTGCTGTGTGGGGTGTCGTGGGTGGTATCTCCTACGACGTGTCGACCGATGCCACGGTGACGATCGATTCCAGTCTTGTTTCCCTGTGGGAAAACAACCTGGTTGCGATCCGCGCTGAGGCGGAGTACGGCTTCCTCGTGGATGACCCGCAGGCGTTCTGCAAGCTCACCAACCTGTCGGTTTCCTGACCGCCTTGACCCACCTCACCCGTTTTCCCTCCGGGTGGGGTGGGTCCTCGCAACCCCTCACGCTCGGAGGTGAGTGATGGCGACAGCGTTGGCGACTCTTGACGATCTCAATCGTCGGCTCAAGACCGTTGTGGCCAGCAGTGATGTGGTTCGCGCCGATAGCATCCTTACGGACGTGTCGGCGTCGGTCCGCAGGTTCTGTGGGCAGGACTTCACCCAGGCCACGACAACTGATCGGCTGGCAGTCCGCCGGGGTCGGGTCCGGTTGCCACAGTGGCCGGTAACGGCTGTGTCTGCGGTGGCTGACACAAATGCCAACCCGGTGCTGTTTTCGTGGGTCGACGGTGACACCGTCACCTTGTCCCAGAACCTCGATTCATTCACGTTCGAACCGTGGTCGAACGGGTTCACCCATGTCGATGTCACCTACACCCACGGCTACGCCACCATGCCCGATGACCTGGTTGGCATTGTCTGTCAGATCGCCGCTCGGGTTCTCGGCTCTCCACCGGAACAATCCGGGAAGCAGTCTGAAGAGATTGGCGACTACTCCTACTCGCTGGGCGCGGCCGCTGCGGCCGGGCCAGTAGGTCTGTTGCCGGCCGAGCGTGAAGCGCTCACGGCATTCCGACGTCCCGGGGCAGCCATTTACACCCTGCAATGACGGCCCCTGTAGTAGTGCTCGTTCCCGTGCTGGGGCGAACAGAGAAGATCCCCGGCATGGCTGACAGCCTGCGGGACACATGCGCTACAGCCCGCCTGTTGCTCATCTGCTCACTATCCGACGTTCCGCTGATCGCGTTCGCGGAAGCCAATCGATATGAACATATCGAAGTTCCCGGCCCGTTCGCTGGTGACTACGCCCGTAAGATAAACGAGGGCTATCGCCGCACGGATGAACCACTCGTGTTTCTCGGTGCCGATGACATCGTGTTCCACTATGGCTGGTTCGAAGCCGCCAGGGCCAAGATGGTCGACGGCATCGGGGTTGTAGGCACCCAGGATCTCGGCTCACAGCGGGTCATCGAAGGTCTCCACGCTACACACAGTTTGGTATCCCGCGAGTATGCGGACACCTTCGGTACCGTCGACGGCCCGGGGGAGATTCTCAACGAGGCTTACAGACACAACTTCTGCGACGACGAGCTCGTGGGTACCGCCAAGGCCCGTGGAGCGTGGGCGTTCGCCGACGATTCGATCGTCGAACACTTCCACCCCGCATGGGGAAAGGCAGAGAACGACGACGTATATCGCCGTGGCCGGTCAGGTTTCAAGGTCGACCGACGGCTCTTCTACCGCCGAGAGCGGATGTGGAGGTAACCGTCATCGTTGCCACATACGGGGACGATCAGCGGTACCTCGAACTCTCGGACCGGCGCGCCGTGCCATCCGTCGGAGTCCAGGCCCCGACACTGCGGGTCCACGGCGACACGCTTGCTCGATCCCGCAACTGTGGCGCCGAGCAGGCTGAAACCAAGTGGCTGGTGTTCCTTGACGCTGACGACGAACTGGCCCCTGGCTACATCGATGCACTGGCGACGGGGTCGGCGGATCTACTCGCTCCAGCGGTGCGCTACTGCTTCGGCGGCGGCGCACCTGACGAACCAGTGGTGTTCGACGACCGCAAGATGTCCCATCTCAACCCATGCGTGATCGGAACAGCAGTACGACGTGAGCAGTTCTTGCGGGTCGGTGGGTTTTTCGAGGAGCCGGTGTACGAGGACTGGTCGCTGTGGCTGCGTTGCGTGCGTGACGGGGCGACGCTCGAGCATGTGCCCGCCGCCCACTACATCGCCCACCACAACCCTGATGGCCGTAACGCTCAGACTGACGACGTGCGCCGTCGTGCCTACCGGGAAATCCGCCGGCGGTACGCATGATCGCCCTCATGGTGATGACCGACGGCCGCGACACAATCATCGCCACGATCGACTCGTTCCGCCAACAAGTCACGGGTCCTATCACTCACCGGGTGATCCATGACGACAGCGACAGTCAGGAGTACCGCCACTTCCTGGTCAAAACGTTCCCGGATTTCGAAGTCATCGGCGGTCGCCGAACCGGGTTTGGCGGAGCGATCAGCCGGGCATGGCGCCACGGTCGCCAACTCCCCGTTGACTGGGTGTTCCACGTTGAAGACGACTTCACGTTCAACCGCCACATTGACCTCACTGACCTCACTGAGGTACTCACCGACAATCCCCGCATCGTCCAGATGGCGCTCCGCCGACAACCCTGGGCACGCGAAGAAGCCGAGGCCGGCGGAATCGTCGAGCAGTTCCCCGAGAGTTACAGCGACTGCACCGACGGAGAACACCACTGGTTAGAGCATCGGCGCTTCTTCACCACGAACCCGTCGCTGTATCACCGCAATCTGTGCGATCGAGGGTGGCCCCACGGAACTCATTCGGAAGGCCGGTTCAGTGCCGATGTGATGGCAGACCCGGACGCCACATCCGCCTACTGGGGTTGTCGTGAGTCCGGTGAGTGGGTCACCCACATCGGCAACGAAAGGGTGGGTCGTGGGTACTGAATATACCGCCGACTTTTACGGTGACATAGCCGACGGTTGCAGACGTTCCGCCGAAATTATCGCCCCGAAGATCCTGGATCGATTCGACGTTGAAACCGTCATCGATATCGGATGCGGGCAGGCCTGGTGGGGTTCCCAGTTCCGACGCAACGGATGCCGGGTTACCGGAATCGACGGCCCCTACGTCACGGTGCCCGAGGAGAACCTCGACAGCTTCATCGCACATGATTTGGGCCAGCCGTTCCCGGAGGTTGGCAGGTTCGACCTCGCTGTGTGCCTCGAGGTAGCAGAGCACCTGCCAGAGGCCCGGGCGAACGCCCTTGTGGCCGAACTCTGCATCGTCGCTCCCGTGGTGCTGTTCTCCGCTGCTATCCCGCACCAGAGTGGAGCCGGCCATATCAACTGCCAGTGGCAGTCCTGGTGGGCCGAGAAGTTCCATGCTAACCGGTTCAGCGTTGACGGGTCGATCCGTTTCGAAGTCTGGGACGACAACCGAGTCGAACCGTGGTACCGACAGAACCTGTTGGTGTGCTCAAGGTCAGGTGACGACGTTGGCCCCTTCAATGTGGTCCATCCCGTGATTCACGAGTGGGGTCGATAGTGACCGTCGTCGGCATCTCAATGGTCCGAGACGAAGCCGACATCATCGCCGTAACAGTCGGGCACATGTGCTCTCAGGTCGACGCCGTGATCGTGGCAGACAACATGTCCACCGACGACACTCGCTCCATCCTCGAGGGTCTTCCCGTCACGATCGTGGATGACGACGAACCGGGCTACTACCAGGCCGACAAGATGACTCGGTTAGCCCACATGGCTCGCACGGAGCTCGGGGCGACCTGGGTGG